GTCCGCGACGCTCTCGACCGCCTGCGCGTGCAGCAGCAGCTGGTTCGCACCCGCAAGTGGGCACGTCTCTACGGAGGTGCAGCGCTCTACATTGGCAGCGACGACGGTCCGCAGGACTCGCCGCTGCAGTACGGGGGCCGCCTGCACTTCCTGCAGCCCTACGAGCGAGACGAGCTGCAGCCGCACCGCTACTACGACGATCCTCTGAGCCCGAAGTTCGGCGAGGCGTCACACTACCGGCTGACGCCGATCCGCAACGCAGCAACCGCATCGCTCTCCATCATCATCCACGAGTCGCGCCTCGTGGTGATGGATGGTGTCGACACCACCAACCGCAAGCGAGCGCAAAACAACGGCTGGGGATCGAGCTGTCTCATCCGGCCCATGAAGGCGATCCAGCAGTTCCAGTCCGCCTACGCCATCGTGCTCTCTCTGCTCGGTGACGCCAACCAGAACGTCTTCAAATGGAAGGGCCTCGCGGACCTGCTCCTCGCGGGCAAGGAGGAGGTCATCGAGGCGCGCATGCGCCTGATGGACCGCGTGCGCTCCACGGTCAAGGGTATCGCCGTCGACGCCGACGAGGAGGACTTCGTCCGCAGTCAGATCAACGTGACGGGGCTCGACGGCATCCTCGACAAGTTCGCCCTCCGGATTGCGGCGGGAGCCATCATGCCCGTCACCGTGCTGATGGGACAGTCGCCGGCGGGCATGAACGCCACCGGCGAGAGCGATCTACGCAACTGGGGATCGCAAGTCGACACCGAGAAACGGGACGTGTTCACGCCGGGCCTCGAGAAGGTCATTCGCGTGATGTTTCGGGCGAGCAACGGCCCGACCGGCGGAGCGGAGCCGACGACCTGGTCAATCAAGTTCCCCAGCCAGTGGGCGCCGACGCCACGCGAGGAAGCGGAGATCCGCAACATCAACTCCCAAACGGACCAGGCGTACATCGACATGCAGGTCCTCAAGCCTGCGCACATCGCGAAGGCACGGTTCACGGGCGACACCGAGCAGCAATCGCCGCTGGTCACTCCACAGGAGCTCGCCGCTCTCGAAGGCGCGCAGACGCCGCCCGATGCCCCGACGGGCGACGATCCAGCGGTCGACGCCGAGGCAATCTCCCGTGTCCTGAGCAAGGCGAATGGCACGACTGTCGAGACCGAGGACGACGACGACGCGCCCATCGACGACACGGTCACGCAGCTGGCCGCCAAGATGACTCTCCACAAGGTTCGACGCTGTGAGCATGGCCTCGTCAATCGTTGCGACCGGTGTGGCATCGAGCGCGTTCGCGACTTCGTGCCGGGTCCAGATGGCGAGCCCGTTTGGAGCATTCTCTGGCGACCCATCGGAACGGCCGGGTTCGCCGCTGCGCCCGAGCTCGCACCAGCCGCTGACGCTTGACGCGCGCCGTTCCCGTCCCGGCGCTCGGCGCAAGGAGAGAGTCGGCAAGCCTCACGCGCTGCCGCTGCAGATCGAGATCGCCTTCGGCAAGCGCATCGACGCCCTATTCGACCGGCTCGCTCGGAAGGCTCTATCGGCAGCAAAGGCGCGTGCACGGGCGCTCACGCAGGACGCATCGGAGTCCGAGATTGCTGGGCTCGCCCGCACGCTCCAAGCCGAAAACGACTTCGGCCTGGACGAGGCCAAGGTGCTCGTGGGCGAGGTGGCCAACCACAATGCGCGCCAGCTCGCCCGCTCCCTCCGAGCGGTGCGCCCCGCCGACGAGGCGAAGTCCATCGCGATCCAGGTTCCGGAGCTGGCTCGGCAGAACGTAAAGCGCCTCGCGAAGCGCTCGGTACGCGAGATCAAGAGCATCTCGAAGAGCATCGCCGAACGCCTCGCGCCGGTCATCGAGAAGGCCGTCAGCGAGGGTCTGCGCGGCGAGGTGCTCGCGCTGGAGTTGGAGCGGCGCCTCGGCATCGAGCGCGCCGCGGCCAAGCGCCTCGCGATTGGCCAGGTGATCCGCATCAACAGCGCTGTCACCCGCGAGCGCCACGAGAAGCTCGGGGTCACCGAGTACATCTGGCGCTCGACGGACGACCAGCACACGCGTGCCTGGCACCGCAAGCTCAACCGGACTCGCCAGCGCTACGACAGCCCGCCAGTCGGGGGCGGCGGTGGACCGAAGGATCGCGGACACCCCGGCTCAGCGGATGTCTGCCGCTGCCAGGCGCTCCCCGTGATCCCATGAAAGGGAAGTGCAGAATGGTCCGCGACCTCCCGCAGACGGCGGCCGTGTGTGGGCGCGAGGTTGTGGTTACTTCCTGGGTGGGTCGGACCAAGGCGGGCGTGTACAGGCTGCCTGTGGAGGATTGGCGTGCTCTCGAGCACAGTCATCCCAACCCGATCTGGTGGAAGCGCGACTACGTGCGCGGCCTGACAGTAGGGCTCGACCTGCAGCCGGGCGGACCGGAGCAGGCGGAGCGCATCCGCGACGCGCAGGTTTATGCGATCGACGCGGCCTTGGGCGGCGCAACGTGATCCACTAATGCTCGACTGGATCCAGTCGCTACCCGCCGACGACTTCCTCGTGCTGGCCGTCTGCGCTGGGTTCGCTGGCGCGCTGCTGCTCCGGAGCATCGTGTTTGTGGTGCTGGTCCTCGCGCTCTTTTTCGCGAGCAACGACGACGACGACGCAGACTCGCCATGAAGTTCGCCGACCTGCTCGCCCAGTACCCTCGCATCGCCATCGCCGGCCCGCCTCGGACGGGCAAGACGACGTACACGGAGCAGGTCTCGGACCGCCCCGTCATCCACACCGACGATTGGATGTACACGCCCTGGCGTGAGCTGCCAGCCCAGGTCGCAGCCGCCTGCACGGGGCTCACGAGCTTCGTGCTCGAGGGCGTGCGGGCTCCAGACGTGCTCCGCACGGCGGGGGTTGAGGTGGACGCTGTTGTCTGGCTCAGCAAGGCGAAAGTGCAGCAGACCCCCGAGCAGCGCGCGATGGGCATCGGCGTGCACACGGTGCTCGAGCACTGGGCGGGCCTGCACCCGGAGGTGCCGATCGTGACTGAAGAAGACCTGGAAGCCCCCACCCTCGACCACGCCGACCTGCCGCAAACGACCCGGCGCTACGCCGTCTGGACGCTGGACGCATCGCAGATCCAGCGCACGCCGCAGGGGGGACTACGCATCCCCGCCCGCGTGAGTAAGGCGGGGGTCTTCAAATACCAGCGAGGCCAGCGCGTGCTGCGCGAGTACCGCCCCGCGAGCGAACTCCGAAAGCCTGAGGCCCTCGCTACGTTCAAGGGCGCGCCCATCGTGGTGCTGCACCCGAACGAGAACGGCGGCGCCGTCGACCCGACCAATGCGAAGCAGCTCACCGTGGGGCACTTCGAGGACCCGTTCTTCAACGAGGAAACGCAGGCGATCGAAGGCTACGTCGTCACCAACGACGGCGAGACGATCCGCCGCATCGACGCGGGCGAGCTCGCGGACATCTCGAGCGCGTACGACAACGGCCGGGACTTCACGCCGGGATTCACCCCGGAGCGCGAACCCTACGACCTCATCCAGACGGACTACGTCTGCAATCACATTGCGCTGGGACCTCCAGGCTGGGGTCGCCAGGGCCAGGACGTCGGCCTGCTCACGCTCGACGCCAACGACAACCAGGTAGCGGCTCTGCCGCCCAGCACCGAGGAAGCCATGCCAGCAGACAAGACCCCCGCCCCGACGAAGGACTCCGCCGATCCGCCCCCTGCTCCGGCGCCCGCTCCAGCTCCGGCACCAACACCCGCGCCGGTTGACAAGCCCAAGACCGCGGACGAGGCCCCGCTCACGCCCGAGGAGATCGGCGCTCTCCGGTCGATCGCGCAGATGCTGCCGGCCTTGACCAAGCTGGTCAACACGGGGAACCCCAACCCGCCCGTTCCAGTGCCCGCGCCCGTGCTGGAAAAGACCGCGGACGGCGATGGCAAGAAGACCATGGACGCCGACGACATCGAGCGCATCGCCCAGGAGGGCATCGAGGTGCGGACCGAGGCGATTGGCGTGCTCGGCGACAAGTACTCGCCGAAGGGTAAGAGCACGCGTCAGGTGCGCGTGGACGTCATCAAGACCTTCGACTCGAAGTTCACCGCCGACGGCAAGAGCGACGAGTCGATCTCGACCGCCTATTCCGTCGCGCTGCTCGCGGGCACAGAGCGGAACAAGCACACGAAGGCGCTCGCCGGCACTCGACTCCACGGGACCGTCACCATGGACGGGACGCAGGAGGAGGCTCCGAAGCCCCTCGGCCACCAGGCATATGACGCCTGGCGTGAAGCGCCGGCCGCGAAGAACTGAAGACTTCAAGGCCCATAACAGCTCCTAGAGCAGGGCCAACCCGGGGCAGCGGGATGCTGAGTCAGGGACTGCCCTTCCCCTCAGCACAGCGACGCTCGGCGTCGAGCCGATCACCACCACCCGAACGCAATGCCGAAGCGAAAGGCGCCCCAACCCTCGCGCGAACCGGCGCCGGTCGACCCCGACTTCGCGCAGAAGCGCGAGACGAGGCGCCGCGCCGAGCGCGAGGCCTTCTGGGCTGGAAAGACCGACGCGGACATCGAAGCGATGGCGCTCGAGCAGAACGAGCGGGAGTCGGGCGACATCGGCGGGGAGTGGTTTTTGCCGATGTTGCTCGATGCCGTGCCGAGGTGGGCAACGCGCCACTACACGACGGACCCCAAGGTGCGAGAAGCCCGCGCCCACGAGCTGGGGGAAGACATCATCGGCTGCTCGCAGGGGGCGGCCGCCATCGCGGATCCGGATGCACGCGGGACCGGAAGTGAGGGCGACATCGCGGAGGTCTTCAACGCCATCGCTGAGGGGCTGGCCATCGGCGCCTATTGCCCCGGCGGCACTCAGCCATTCGCCGGCGTGAAGTGGGAGATCGTCGGTGACAGATTACGTGTCACCAATGGCCGATTCTGCGCGAGCTACCCGGTGAACCTCCCCGACTACTGGGATACCGAGCCGTGCGCCAACCTCACCGAGGCGACGCTCATCTACGCAGCCTACGCGGTGGAGGCGGCAGGTTGAATCCAGCATACCTACGAGCGATCTCGGACGCGGCGCGCATCGTGCGACGCCGTTTGCCCCCCAGCAACAGCATCGAGCTGCAAGACCTGGTGCAGGTCGGCTGCGAGCGCGTCTTGCGCTACGTGAGAGAGGGCATGCCGCCCGTCTTTGCATTCATCTGTGCGCGAGACGGCATGATGGAGGAGTCCTGCCGCTGGGCCCAGAAGGCATGGGTGACAGTGCCCGGTAAACTCCACCGCGGCAAGTATGCCAAGCGCGTGCGGCGCGGCGACCCGCCCATTCTCACAGGGCTTCACGAGTGGCACCGCAGCATCCCGGCACCGGACATGGCGCTCCTCATCGACATCAAGAGGACCCTGCTCACCATGCCGCTCCGCGAAGCCGTGGCGTGGCACTCCCAGCACCAGCTGGACAAGCCAGCGCACCAGCTGGCTCCGGAATTTGGCGTCACTCCCACGCGCGTCGTGCAACTCGCTGCGGCGGCGAACCTCAGGCTCCGCAACGTGGTCGACCCCGAGGGCGAGATGCGGCCGAGCAACACCATCATTCTCTCCAACTGGAAAGAGAAGCACCGTCACGACACCCGGCAGCGCTACTCGGAGCTGCGCCGGCTCGGCGCGTCGGTGAAGATGGCCACCCGCGGCGCAAAGTCGGCCAACCTCTACGCGGACACGGTCCGCATTCTTCAAACCGAGCTCCGTCCGCTCGCGAAGTGCGGGCCATGACCCCGGAGATGCACGCTCGCGAGCAGGGCATCGACACTGACGCTCAGCAGCGGGAGATGCTTGGCGTGACCCTGGCGGCCGCGGTGCCTCTCTGGATCGAAGAGGTCCGCGCCTGGACCACGGAGCAGCGCTGCGCACGCGCTGCTGACGCCGCCGGTATTCTCGCGTTCGGTGCGAAGTGCGACGAGCTCCGTGGCAGACACGGCAGC